GGTGTACATAGTCTTATCCTCTGCTTATGCGCCGTCCCTGGCGCGGGTTGGTTAAATGATGCCGATTGCGACAGAAGTATCCATGCCGCCGTCTGCGATGCGGCAGTTATCGCGAGTGCGCGGGCCGAACAAGGCATCTTCCAGTGCGCGGCGCGGGACAATATCAAGCGAAACCTCTTCCAAGGCCTTGTCCCAATCCTTGCCGCGCTGCGGGTCCAGATCTACAGTGACCTTGCGGTCATGGTCCAGCGTGAGGACGTAGCCAAGAACGCCGCCAGTCCAGCGCAACTGACGGACTGAGCGGACAACAACAGGGGCAGGGCCATCGGCGCGGGTCGAATGAACAGTCCATGTCAGGTCGAACAGTTCCGGCTGGCAGCTCAGCCAGCTATAGAACTGGCCGTGATTGTCGTAGCCCAGCTTTTTGACAAGCTGGGACATAGCATAGTCATCCTTGACTATGACCAGATCAAAACCGTCAGCAGGAGTGCTGCTGAGGTGTGTGGTTGTGCCGTCGTCGTGAAGATATACAGCTTTCATTCTCGTGTCCTCGTAATGCGCCGTCCCTGGCGCGGGTTGGTTTTAGGCTTTGCTTACTGCATCCATGAATGCGATTTTTTCACTCTCAAACGCCAGGCGCATGCTTTCGATATCTGCGGCTTTGTCGGCTTTCTTTTTTTTGTCACTGATGAACGTGACAGTCCCATCAGCACTGATGCTGACGTAGGAGCGGTCAGCGAAGTAGAACCTCGGGTCTGTGTTGTATCCCTGCCATTCGTTAAACTTGTCGCTCCACATCGCTGCGTGAATTGACTCATTTCGTGCCCCGTTGCCTTTTGCGATGGCGGCTAACTGGCGGCGGATAACCCAGGCTTTGTGTTCTTCTTTAGTCATCTTCGTGCCCTCTTTCGTTTCGGTTGTGCTTCAACCTTGGAACATATTAAAGCACGCAATGCGTGCACAGTCAAGTGTTATTTACACGCCAAGTTGATTTTTTTATGGTAGTATTTGCTTGAACTAACCTAGGGCGTGTGTTATGGGCGCAATTGTATGGCTTTTTCTTAGATGGACAGTGGTTTCTGCATTGCTTTACTTCGTGCACCAAGAGACCGGCTTTGCGACTGTTATCGCTTTTCTGTTGGTTTTCGCGTTTGTTGAGCTGTTTGTCCGCGCTATCGGGAAGCTCAGCGTCTCTGTGCGTAGTATGTGGTAATCATGGGCGAACCAGTAATCGAGCCTCCATCTTTTTCTGTAGGGGATCGCGTTACGTGTCGCTTCATGCCTGGAAGCGTTGGCAAGGTCTCTGCTGTTGACGTTTCAACGTGCGTTCTGTTTGGGCATCGGTATAAAGTCACGTGGACTGCCCATGAGTTTTTCGTTGATGGCGAAGATGACGAAAGCGGCTGGCTATTTGAAAGCGAACTTAGGGCTTTGTGAGGCGATTATATGGGCGAACTAATCACTAGCACTTGCAGCAACCTTGAAAGCCTGTGGGCCTCTGCGTCGGCTATCTGGCTGCTGCTGGTGCATTTGCGGACGGCTGTGCCGAGCGCGGTTGATAACTCGCGCAAGGCGGTTAAGTCTGCGCTTTGGCTGTGGGATCTGGTCAGCGGGAATTATGGGCATGCCAGAAATAAGTGATTGGCAACCAATTGAGACGGTTCCGCGTGACGTTCCTGTTCTCCTGTCAGTGGGAAAACTCGTTGTTGCAGCGGCTGTTGATCGTGAGTTGCTTGCGGGTCATTTATGGATTCGCGGACACGGCTTTGACGGCTACGAATGGGAGTGGGATTTCACGGAGCGCGATATAACGCACTGGATGCCTTTGCCGAGTCCTTATATCAAAACTGAATAACAATCTTTCTCTATCATGCCACGCGGCGGAAAACGGCCAGGCGCCGGAAGAAAGCACGGAAGCAAAAACCAGTCAGGGGAACTGCTGAGAGCTTCTATCAATGCGTTTCTTGAGCGCAATATAGACACTGTGGATACTTGGTTCCAGCAGGTTGACGACCCCTACAAAAAACTAGACATGTTATTCCGTGTCGCAGAGTACGCACTACCAAAGCTCGCACGCCAGGAAGTGACCGGCGAAGATGGCGGGCCGGTCAAACACACGTTTAGCTGGGAGGAATGATGCGCGAAGAGCGTATCGTCATCCCATACAAACCCCGCGACGCATTTAAACCGTTTCATTCCCGCAAGAGTCGATGGGCGCTGATGGTAGCGCACCGTCGAGCAGGCAAAACCGTTGCCACTGTCAATGATCTAATCAAGGCATCTCTCACATGCGAGAGACAGGACGGGCGCTTTGCTTACATCGCTCCGCAATACAATCAGGCTAAGGACATCGCGTGGCACTACGTCAAGCGCTTCTCGCTGCCAGTGCCAGGTGTGCAGTTCAACGAGTCGGAATTACGCATTGACTACCCTAACGGGAGCCGTATTCGACTTTACGGTGCTGACAATCCTGATCGAATGCGCGGTCTGTATTTCGATGGCGTTGTGTTAGATGAGTTTGGCAGTATGCGTGAATCGGTGCTGTCTGAAATTATCCGCCCTGCCCTAGCTGACCGCCAAGGGTGGGCCGTGTTCATCGGCACGCCTGCGGGCAAGAATCAGTTTTACGATCTGGCCAAGCTTGCCGAGGCATCGCCGGATTGGTTCTATGCGCAGATCCGCGCCAGTGAAAGCGGGTTGCTGCCAGCTGAGGAACTGGAAGCGTCTCGGCAGATGATGAACCAAGACGAATACGACCAAGAGTATGAATGCAGCTTTGAGGCAAGCATCAGGGGCAGCTATTACGGCGACCTCATGTCTACCGCACGCGATGAGGGGCGGATTACGTCAGTCCCTGTCGATACGTCGCTACGTGTTAACACTGCTTGGGATTTGGGTATCAGCGACTCAACCGCGATTGTGTTCTATCAACAGAACGGGCGCGAAATATGGATCGTTGATTACGTCGAGGATTCAGGGCACGGGCTAGACCATTACGCCAGAGTGCTTGACTCGAAGGGCTATCTCTACGGCAAGCACTACGCACCGCACGATATCGGCGTGCGAGAGCTTGGAACAGGCAAGAGTCGGTTAGAGGTAGCGGCTAATTTGGGCATCAAGTTTGAGATTGTGCCTCAGCTCGGTGTTCAGTCTGGCATTGATGCCGTGCGCATGATCCTAAATCGCTGCTGGTTCGATAAGGTTCGCACCGATGGCCTAATTGACTGCCTGTCTAACTATCGGCGTGAGTACGACGAGAAGCGGCGTGCGCTGCGAGTGCAGCCGTTGCACGATTGGGCATCACATGGCGCCGATGCCTTCCGTTATCTTGCCGTGTCGCTGCAAGACATCAAGGCTAAGGTTGAGCCAAAGGCGCAGCATGTGACTTACAAACCAGGCGGACTAGGGTGGATGGGATGAAAGCAATTCTGCGGCATAACAGCGTTGATCAGGTTTATACGCTTGAGGTTCTTGACGACAGGGGGCCGACATGGCCCAAACAGGAAGGGGCGCAGATATGGGGCGTTTCATGGCTAGATGCGATAGACGTAGCTCATTTGCCGCCCTACTTACGCTCACTTGCGGATATGATCGATAAGGGGAATGGGAAATGAGCAACACCCCCACGATTGACGAACTGTCCCAGGCTATCTTCGAGGCTATATTCGATGCCGTGGAAGCGGCCATGCCTGACGCTAGCGAGGAACAGAAGGAAGAGGCACGCATGTTAGCGGCCATGACGTTTGGGAAGTCGCTGAGCATGAATCAGGACTGATCTATATTAAAATATTTGCATATTCTAATATTCTAATGTATAAATAGGTCTACAGTCCTAATCACGCCGGGAGGCGCATGAAGGGCAAAAGACCTGAAGTCGTGCAATCAGCTCACGACTTCTTCAGACGTTCCGAGTCTTTCGAGTCAGACAACCGCGTTGAGCGGCTCGAAGCCATGCGCTTCGTTCGTCTGGGTGAACAGTGGCCGGATGCTATCAAAGCTCAGCGCTCGCTACCGGGCAAAGAGCGCCCTATGCTCACCATCAATCGGTTGAGCCAGTTCCGTAATCAGGTCATCAACGAGATCCGGCAGAATACGCCGAGCATCAAGGTTCGGCCTGTCGATGATAAGGCGGACGTTGAGACTGCTGAATCCATCCAAGGCATCATCCGGCACATCCAGAGCGTCAGTAAGGCCGATATTGCCTATGACACCGCATCAGAGTGGCAGGTAGATTGCGGTCTTGGGTACATCGTCCTGCGTACCGACTACTGCGATGAAGAGTCGTTCGACCAAGATATTTTCATCGAAACCTGCTGCGACCCGTTCAAAGTCTACTTCGACCCGGCCAGCGTCGAGATAGATGGTTCAGACGCGCAGGAAGCGCTAATCGTCGAGGAAATGACCGAGGATGCGTTTAAGCGCAAGTATCCAGGCGCTGGCGTAACGTCCTGGCTCCTTGCCGGGCCTGGTGAGTCTGGTTGGTGGAACCAGGCGACCAAGATGGTCAGGGTCGGCCTGTACTACTGGATTGAGTCCACGCCGAGCGAGATAGTCAGGTCAGAGGACGGCCAGGCTATCCCCATCGAGGAAATACCTCCCGAGCTGCGCGACCAGGTGCCGAAGCAGTACCGGCGCAAGGTGACGAAGAAGGTATGCCGCTGGGCCAAGATCGGCGGCGATTCTGTTTTAGAGGAAGGGGAATTCCCCGTTCCCATGATTCCTATCGTTCCCGTTTATGGGAACGTCACGATTGCCGAAGGCAAGCGCTATATCTCGGGCCTAATCCGAGGCGGCATGGACGCCCAACGTAACTATAACTTCTGGCTCTCCGCAGAAACAGAACTCCTGGCCCTTGCGCCTCGCGCTCCGTTTATCGGTGCGGCTGGTTCGTTTGATGGCTACACGGATAAGTGGGCGACTGCGAACCAGGTCAACCATGCCTTCCTTGAATACAACCCGGTCTCAATAGCCGGGACGCTTGCTCCGCGCCCTGAGCGTCAACCGTTCGCAGGTCCTCCGCAGGGTGTCATAGAAGCCAAGCTGCAAAGTATTGAGGACATGAAGGCCTCGATGGGCATCTACGATCCTGGCATCGCGAAAAACAACGATGCGCAGTCAGGGAAGGCAATCAATGCCCTAATGAATCAGGCCAGTACTGGCACGTTCCACTATAAGGACAATCTCGGCAAGTCCATCCAGCAAGCAGGCCGCATCATTTTGGCCTTGATTCCCAAGATCTACGACGTTCCCCGCATCGCTCGCATTCTTGGCGAGGACGGTGCACCGCAAACCGTCATGCTGGACCCCAACATGCAGCAGGCCAAAGGCGAGCAGATTGGGCCTGATGGCAAGTTACAGACCGTTATCAATCCGTCAATCGGCAAATACGACCTCGTTGTAGACGTTGGCCCGAACTACGCAACTCGCCGCGTTGAGTCTGCCGAAGCCATGCGAGAAATGGCGCAGGCTTATCCCCCGATTATGCAGTTTGCAGGCGACTTGCTGGTTAAGGCTCAGGACCGGCCGGATGCCGAGAAGATTGCTGAACGCCTCCGCGCCTCGATACCTCCCGAAATAATTGGCGACAACGACGAAAACGGTGAAGAGGACCCCCGCGCAGTTCAGATGATGGACCAGATGAGCCAGCAGATGGAGCAAATGAGCGCTGCACTGCATGAGGCGATGGATCAGCTTGAGGAAAAGGAGCAGGAAACCGCGATCAAGTGGTTTGAAGCCTGGACCAAGCGCAAGCAAGTGGAAATGGCCGCGCAGATGAACACCGCGAAGATTGACGCGATGGCTATGGACGCGACATTCAAGGCTATGGGCGACGTCAGGGCCGATGAGGCGCACGGATTGAGCATGGCGCAAGGGCAGCAACAGATGCAAATGGCGACACAAGAGCCGGACGGGGATGAAGCGTGAGTAAAAGCCCAGGAATCACTATCCGCCAGCCTGTCAGAGCGCAGGCGGCGACGTTTGCGCCTGGAAACGTCCCTACTGCGGCTGATTATGGCCCGTGGGAGGCCAATATTGGCGGGTTTGTGTGGCTGTCTGATGGCGTCACGAACACCCCTTTCCCGAACGGCTGGACCCGTAACAACGCGGGCGAAGGTCCGCAGGCAGTTGCCCGTGAAATCACCTACGCAACCCGCCCAGACCTCACGGATGCCACGCGCCTGAATGGCGCCACGATGCTGAATGACGCCCTATTCGGCTTGTCAGGTGACATTGACGAGGTATTCGCGGTCACTTGGATACTGGACGGAGCAAGAGCCCCTAAGGCTGAAACCCCCCCATTTTTGCTGCCTGTCGGCCTGGCTGACTTGGCCCCGATTAACACCCATACCGTCACCGCCCGCGTTGAGTACCAAGACGGCGGAATCGAGCGCATTTCTTCGTCCTTCTCGGCCATTACCCCCACGCAAACCGGCGCCATTACGGCAGACCGAAGCGGGAATATCACCATCATCGGCCAGGCTGGCAACACCGCCCCGGACCTGATTTTCAACCTGGACAACACGATTAACCAAACGGTGACGTATTCAGTGACTGACGACCAAACGTGGATCTCGGGTTCAATCACCGATAGCGTGCTAACCCTGTCGTTCCCAGGCATTAACGCCTTGGCGGCTGGCGCCTATTCCGGCACTGCGATTGTCACTGGCGCAGATTTGACCCCGTTCACGATCAGCGTGAATCTGACTGTCACCGCTGCGGCCACGTATCAGCTAGTCACGTCGGATGATTCAGGGTTCACAAACCCTGCGGCGCTGAGTAACGCAAACCTGAGCGGGTCGAAGTACATTGGTGTCCTGCCGACAAGCGGGATTTCTTCTGTCAAGTGGAACCTAGACGGCACAGACGTTGTCACCCGTACCGGCACGCCTTATGACTTTGGCGCCGAGGCAACCGCAACGGCCGCTGCAATCTATGACACGAGCGTACTGTCAAATGCGTCTCACACCTTGACGGCTACGATCACGCCGACAGGTGGGCAGCGAAATTACATCCTCCAGTCGCAGACGCTCAGCACTACGCCTTGGTCTAACTTCACCACGACGGTCACGACCGGAACGACTGCGGCAGGGCCGGAAGGCTCCACCCTGATGTTGATAACGCAGACAACCGGGGCGACCGCGCTACAGCACACGCACTCTCAGCTTATCGCTAAGCCAAGCTCGGCAATCCTGCAATGGCAGGTTAAGGCGCATATCAAGCCTGACGCGACGAACCCGCATTATTACTTCCGCATGATCGTGGGTGATTCGTCCTCGCTCACGGGTTATTGCTCGCTGTATTTCAGGCTGGACCCGGGTAACGTCGGCGTTGTCTCCACCGCCGTGCCTGCTGGCGGTAGTTCCGGCTGGTCGGTCATCTCGGCCACTGTCACCGAATCTAGCGTTGCTGGCGTCTATACCGTCTATTTCACCGGCACGTCGGACTCCAGCGCCAACATCTACACGCGCCTGACCTGGACTGCAACCGCTGGCGGCTCGTCCACGTATGCCGCAGCAGTGGCAACCGGGGCTCTTGTCGCTTGGCAGGTGGATTTTGGCGCCGATGCCATGACGGCCTACACCGCGACGACCACGAGCCAAGTCATCGGCTCAGGCGGCACACCGACAACCCTAACCGTCAATTTCTCGACCCAGAACGCTGACAAGATCCTGACGGTTGATAAGTCGCAGCTTGTGTTTACGGCGACCGCAGGCGGAAGCTCGCCGGCAGCACAGACGTTGACGTTGACACCGACTATCGGGACGGCGGCATGGACGAGCGCTGAAGTAGTCAACATCACTTGGCTATCTACGACCGCCAGTGGCAGCGCTACCCCGGCAGCGCCCAGCACGGTGACATTTACACCCACGCTCGGCGCATTGACTGCGGGGCAATATAGCGGCGTTGTGCGCCTGTCTGCACCTGGATATACCTCTGTGGATGTGCCCGTACAGTTCAACGTACAGGCGGCAGCGCCGACTTACGACCTTTATTGGAGCGCTACGGGTGTAGGTGTCGCGCCTGTGACTCGGCTACACGGTTCAACGACTCCGCAGCGGCCCTATGTCTGGCTGGCTAACACGGCAACCCCGAGCGTGCCGATACAGATTGCCACCGGGACGACGGATTCATATAGGTTTTGGAATGTGGCCATCACGGACGCACAAGAGGCGACCGTGCCAGTGGTCTACACGGTTAACCCTGGCTCACCCTGCATTTTGCTCAACCCTGGCCCTCTGTTTGAGACTGCGGTAGGGACGAAAAACTACCATTGGGTGCTGAGTATCGGCGGCGTTGTCTCTCGCGGCAATACGACTTACACCTACGGCACCACGTCAACCCACAAACACGCGCCAGGGGTCTGGTTGCGCGTTGACCGCCTGAACGGGCGTGCATCTGGCGCAGCTCGTGGCACTGTGTTTCTGAACACCTATGAGGACACGTTCGCTAAACACCCTGCCTGTAAGGGCTTGGGGTTCGCTATGGCGTGGGGCGACATTGAAACCTCTCAGGGCGTTTACAACTGGACCCAGGTGGATGCCTGTATCGCGAAAGCGGCCAGCTACGGCAAGAAAGTGGGCTTTAACATCATCCCCGAGAAGTGGGGCGGCTTGCCTGCTTGGATTCAGGCCAATCCTCTGTATTGGGATGCGTCCTACTACAAGGGAACGCCAAACTGGACGATACCTGCGGTACAGAACGCTTACAAGTCGGTGCTTCGCGCCTTCTCCCAGCGCTACGACAGCAACCCGAATGTTATCTGGGTGTGGACCGATGAAGCCTGGTGGGATGCGTCTGCGGCGTGGAATACGCTCACAGGCACCACGGAAACCAGCAGATCCGTAGGCTGGTACAAAATGCTCGTGGATTTCATGGCAGAAACCCCGCAGAACTTTGCCAATACTCACCTGTTTATAGGCTCAAACGCTCAGTTTGTGCGCATTGCGGCGCCTGGCGGGAACTTTGAAGCGCTGGCGAATAGCGGCGTAGGAATCGGCATGCCGGATGGCCTGAAATCAACGCTTGCCACGTCAGGCGATACCCAGGCGCAGCTAATCCAATATAAGGGCCGCGTTGCCGGTCTGTTGTGGGGCGATGCCTATTCGATGGGCGCAGGGAACTTTAACGGCATATTCCCTAACCGCCCGATGGCCTCCTATAAGCAAAACGTTGATTGGACTGTGCCGAACTCCCTGGCTGAGTACAACCCAGGAACAACCATCCCAGGCGGCAGCGAGGCAACCTGCTGGCGCGTGCAGTATTTCGGGCTGATGGCCTATCCCACGTCCGTCAGATTCCCCCCCGGCGTTGACCCTGCTACGTGGGTAGCGGATACCCTGGCATTGTTAAATTACGTACAGGCAAACGGGTTTCCCAATACCACCCCGGTTACAAACCTCGTTAACAAGGCATAAACATGAGCGCACCCGGCATCACGACACGCGATTACGAAAAAAAGGCAGTCCAAGCCTTCACCGCTGCGACCGCCCCGCGTGCGGCTGAATATGGGCCGTTCCCCGCTATGGTTGAGGGCATCACCTACCTAAGCAATGGGGAAAGTAACGATGCCTTCCCGTCTGGGTGGGTGCCTGTCGGAAGTAGCGCAAGCAGTGCGCAAGTCCTGAGCCCGGTCCTGCTGCCCTATGGCTCGCAAGATCCGTCCGTGATCTGGCAACACCCCTTAACCACGGTTCCGACTGCGGCTGACCTGGGCTACACCACGCGCGCATTCTTGGGCGACCCTGGCGGACCGACTACTGACCCAATCAAAGGCATGCAGCTTAATCGCGCTGGCGTGTCTGCGGCTGTTGCCTACTCTGGCCCCAATGCTAATTTGATTGGATGGGCCGAAAAACTGAGGCTTGGCGGGCAGGTTCGATTCGAGGTCGAGTCAGCCTACATCGGCGCCGGGTCGGGAGACTTGGCCGGGTTCACGGGCGGATATATACCCGCAGCGGCTGAAGTGCTTTTCTCTCTGCGCCAAAACGCAGCGGGGCAACCTGTTCGGCTAGATAAGGCTACGTCTGGGTCTTTTTCTGGGTCGGCAGGTAACGCGGGATCGCTAACAACGCACAACTTTGGAATATCTGTCGTCAATACCTATGACATGCTATTCACGCATGGCGTTTCGACTCCGGGAGGCACCTCGCGCTATCACCACGGGCTAGAGCAGTTCACAGAGGTGGCGATTGCCTGGGAGGGCGATGTTGGGAGTAAAGGATACTTTTTCATCGACGGCATCCCTACAGGCATTTTCACCCTTGCAAATACTATGGGCAACATGCTCGAAAACCTTATTTTCGGCGCTGTTACGATCCTAGGCAGTACGCAGGTAGGAACCGGCGCTGTGCATTTCCTGCGTAATTTCCAGTTAGCAGCGAAAAAGCCTAACTTCTCTGTCAATCCGGTTACGCAGAAAATTGCTGTTCTCTCAGACAGTATCCTCGGTATTGGTCCTAGCCAGGCGGGAACAGGGCTCCCCACGGCAACAGGTTTTAGACAACAAAATCTTCGCGAGCAATTGCTCAAGCACTTGGCAAGGGGCGGATGCTGGTTTGAGTCGTACTATCAGTGCTCAATGGGCGGCCATACCGCCACGCAGGGCGTGAACGGCACGCAGGATTTTTATTCAACGACTGAACTTGGCGTGTCCGGTCGTCAACGTGTGCGGACATACGGGCCGACAACGCTCATTTGCCATGCCTCAAACGATTTCGGCGTAGGTGTTACCCCTTCGCAATACATTGATACGTGGAAAGATCATCTGGATTACTTCTTCGGTCTCGGGGCGTACTCGGGCCAGGTATCGAGCGCTCCGCGTTTGGTGGTTATGACGACCGTAAATGACCGCACGGCGGCAAACAATTGGGACGCTACCGAGCGCTCTAACGTGCAGGCGGCTAATGCGTTGCTTAGAACCTTCGTCGGAGTTGGTGGCACGTATGACCAGCTTCGCCCCGGCTACGGCAAGCGGCTGGTATTGGCTGACCTGTACAGCGCCACCAATGGCGTCACGGCGTTCACAGGCAAATTGAACGCGGATGGCATCCACCCTGATTGGCTGGCTAATCGGAAGATCGGGCAGGAAATAGGCACGGCGATTGTTTCCGCCGTGGCGGCTGGCGGACTGTAAGCCATGTGGCGCCCTCAATACGTTGACCCAAGGAGCATGCGCGAGGCTGTTGCAGTTGGGCGCAATTGCTACCACGCGCAATTGTGGAAAGGGATGGACATGCAGGGCAAGTGGGGCGCCAGCCCGACTGTCGATAGCTGCCGGGCGCAGTGGGTTTTGAATGCCAACATCCAGCACAACACGAGCCACTATTACAGGTTCGGCCTGATGTTGCCGGAATCCTGGGAACAGGCTGGTATGTGCCTGTTGCACGACTATCACGGGGTGGCCCGCGCAGGGCAGAGCATGTCTGTTTATGCCAATGGGCCGAGTCTGGAATGGTGGATAGTCAACGAAAACCCGGTACAGCGTGACAAAAATTACACCAGAGCCAAATACACGCGGCCTTTGGAGCTTGGAACGTGGCAGGACATAGAAGCCAAAGTCCACTACGACACCGATCACACGGCCTTTACAGTCGTATCAGTCAACGGTCAGCCCTGGTTCGACGACCGCAAGCCTAACGCTTTCCCGACCGACGCGGCCAATGGTGCGCGGATGGTCGTTGGGCCTTACGTGTGGGACTTGTCCACGGTGCAAAACAAGCGCCGGGAGTGCTATTTCACGATCCCGACTAGCACGGTGATAGTGTGATTATCGCCCTACTCGCCAGCCTGATACTTGCGCAGCCTGCATGGGGCGAAGTGGGCCGGGACGAGGAAGTAAGGTGCTGTGTGCCGGTCGAACGCGACAGGTATAACGAGATCAAGCGGAGCGAGTCCGTAAAGCGGGCGTTTCGTAGACGATGGCCCTGCCCTGTGGCGCCAGCCGACATTAACGCGCCGTGCCAGGGCTGGAGCATTGACCACGTGATACCCCTCGTGTGTGGCGGGCGGGATATTGTAAGCAATATGCAGTGGCTCCCGAATCAGATCAAGTCGGCGGCTGGAACCTTTGCAAAGGACCGATTTGAACAAAAGATTTACTGCCTAAAGCAGTAACCCCTTACCGGCCAGGCTGACCGGGCGACCGTCGCGATGATGGTCATATCCCTACGAGGGAGCTATGAGCGAAGAAACCCTAAGCAATGGGGCTGATACTCAAGTATTAGAAAATGATAATGTTCAAACATTAGCCGATTCTAATCTTGAGCAGGACGAAACGGGCCTAGAGTCCGACATTTCGGAATCGTCCACCGAAGCGGAAGCGGAACCGCACAAACCGCCTCGCGGCGTTCAGAAACGCCTGGACGAACTGACACGCGAGAAATACGAGGAAAGGCGACGTGCCGAGAGGGCCGAAGCCTTGGCAGAGCGTAACGCTGCAATGCTTGAGCAGATGTTGCGGCAGCAATCGCAGCCACAAGGGAATGCTGGTCCCCCGGACCCCGATGAATACTCGGCAGGACGATTCGACCCGCAGTATATCGAGGCACTGACGGACTACAAGGCCAGGCAGGCGGCTCAGGGATTTATGGAGCAGCAAAGGCAGGCGCAGGAGCGGCAAGCGCAGGAGGCCAAAGCAGAGCAGACACGGGCAACGATTCAGCGTCAGGAGCGGGAGTTCGCTAAGCGATTCCCTGACTACAACGAAACGCGGGCTTTTCTGCTGGCTGATGAGCGGATAGCGAGTCATCAAGGGATTGGCGCCGCAATCATGGATTCAGATAACGCCCCTGGGCTTTTGTATCACCTGGGGAAAAACCCGGATTTGGCCTACCGGATAGCGGATATGGACCCGGTACGGGCAGCGCGTGAGCTTGGACGGATTGAGGAGCAGTTATCTAAACCTGCTGCACCTAAGCCCGTTTCGCAGGCGCCCGCGCCCGTTGGATCTATGCCGTCTGGTGGAGGCTCACCGCCTAACACTGACTTATCGAAGGCGCGCGACTTTAAGGAGTGGCTTGCAATTCGTGAGGCAGGGATAAAGGCGAGGGGCTAAGTATTTTTCGCGTCGTGATGACGCTTAACTTCCCATTGCAGGAAATTTAATCATGGCAAATCAATTGCTTACTCTGGTCGACATCACACGCGAAGCTGCGCGGGTGTTGACCAACAATCTGCGCATGGTTCGAGGGATGAACCGTCAGTACGAGGATCGTTTCGCTCAGGAAGGCCGCAAGGCTGGCGACACGATCAACATTCGTAAACCGCCCCGGTATAAGGGTCGTCGCGGCGAACAGGTACAGGTCGAAGGCTCGACCGAGACTTACGTACCGTTGGCGCTGAACCCGCTGTACGGTTGCGACATTCAGTTTTCCACCACTGACCTTACCCTGTCCATTGACGACTTCTCGCGGCGCTTCATCGTTCCGCAGGTCGCAACCGTGGTCAACATGATCGATTTCGACGCCTGCCAGTTGTACAAAACCGTCCACAACTATCGCGGCATCGTCGGCGCTGGATCGGGCGTAGGCAACTACACCTCGGCTAGCGTGTTGAGCTGCGGCGTCACTCTGAACGAGGAAGCAACCCCCCAGGATGGGCAGCGCAACCTTGTGATTTCCCCCTTAGCTGAAGCGACCTTCGTCGAGAACTTCAAGTCTCTCTTCAATCCGGTTAACACCATCGCCAGCCAGTTCAAGGGCGGCGCAATGGGAACGGCTCTCAACTTCAACTTCGCGATGGACCAAAACATTGCGGTTCACACTTCCGGCACCGCTACGGGTTCCGGCACCACGTCTGCGGCTGTGGCTAATGGGGCAACCTCTGTTGCACTGACCGGCCTGGGTATTGGCTCTGGTGCGGCTACCTGTACGCTGAAAAAGGGCGATATCTTGGAGTTCACCGGCGTCTATGCGGTCAATCCGCAGTCCAGGCAGCGTAACAGCTACTTGCGGACCTGCGTTGTCACCGATGAGTCCGTCACCCTGACGGGCGGTGCTGGCACCGTGAACGTGTCTCCGGCGCTGTACTACACAGGGCAGTTCCAGAACTGTGACGTGCAGATTGCCAGTTCCACCGCAGTCACCGTGCGTTCTAACGCCTCAACCGCTGGCGTGTCCACGCAGAACATGGCCTTCCATCCGGACGCCTTTACCTTCGCCTCGGTTCCCCTGGAACTGCCAGGCGGCGTTGACATGGCGGCTCGGCAGGAGCACGAGGGCGTGTCTGTGCGTCTGGTTCGTCAGTACGACATCAACTCAAACAACCTGGTCACTCGTTTGGACATCCTGGCGGGCTTCGCCACTGTCTACCCCGAGTTGGCAGTTCGGTTGCAGAACTAAGGAGCACTGACAATGACCGTTGCAGTTCCTGGCATTACCACTCCGAACACTCCCAAGCGTCAATCGTCGTTTGAGATTGTCACGGTCAACTTTAACCCTGCCTCCGTCGCGATTAACACCACGGCAGAGCAAACCATCACCGTGCCTGGCGTGGCTGTTGGCGACGTTGTGTTCGTCAACCGTCAGCGTCATGACGCGGGCCTTGGCATCGTCGGTGCTCGTGTATCTGCGGCTAATACGGTTTCGGTCGTATTTAGCAACAACACCGGCACCGCTATTGATGCTGTAGCGTCGGATTTCACCTTCCTGATTATGCGTCAGGCTCAGGTGTCCGATAGCTTCAATGGCTGATAGCTACAGCAAAACCTGGGGGGCGCCGAGTGCGCCTCCCTCCCCTATTGATGAGGCACCCGCTATGCAATTGCTGTTGGTTAAGGATGGCAAAGACCTAAATGATTGGGTCTGGGTGTGGTCCGAGGAAGAGGAAGTGCGGAAACGGGCGGAAGGTTACGCCATTTTTGGCGAAACCGTCTGGCCGCAGGCGGAGGAAATGGCCGTGGAAGAACTGCACGTTCCCCCGGTCATTAGTGACGAGATGAAGGAATCAGCCAAAGAATTCAGGCCGCGCGGACGACCGCGCAAGGCCGCACCATGAACATTTACCGCGACGTTGTTCAAGACGTACAGGGGAATGCGCTGCCTGGCGTCTCTGTGGCTGTATACCTAGCTGGAACCGCGACACTTGCCACCATCGCCAGCGACATAGACCGCACGGCCAGGGCAAACCCCATGACCACGGGCGCAGATGGCTCGTTCGAGTTTTGGGTAGATCCCGGCAAGTACGATATAGAGCTAACGGGAACCGGCGTATTCGTGGCGAAGGAAGTCCGCGTCTCTGCTGGTATGACGCATGCCGTAACAGCTGAAACCGTGGGCTCTAGCGCCACAACGAATCTAACGCCATTTGGCGCGACGACTACCACGGCGAAGGCAAACTACGTCGTAAACCGCACAGGGAACCTGACTCGCGTTAACACGTACGCCTCTGCGTCACCTGGAACGGGTCAGACGTTCGCCTACACCATTTTCCATAATGGCGTCTCGGCTGGCACGATCACCGTTGCGGGCGCCAATTCATCCGGCACATTTACCGCGCAATTCCCTGTGGTTGCTGGTGACTTTGTGCGCCTTCAGCTAGTTACTTCCGGGACTGCTTCAACCGCCGATCACCGCGCCGTGGTGGAGTTCTGCTGATGACCATCATCGTTTCCACGCCAGGCGCTGCGGTAACTGTCCAAAACGTCATAGACAGGGCGTTCCGGCTGATACAGGTCAAAGGATCTGACCAGGTTCCGACGACCCAGGAATACACGGACGCTATTTATGCGTTACGCGGGATGCTTGATTCATGGTCAACCGATTCCCTCCTGATTTATCAGGTGACGCGGGAACAGTTTGCGCTGACGACAACGAACCCGGTCACGATAGGGCCAGGCGGGACGTTGGACACCACGCGGCCTGTGCGGCTGGTGGATGCCTATTTCGCTGCGACCGGCAACGATGTTGATTTTCCTGTGCAGATCGTGGAAGCGGAGGACTACGCGGCAGTCAGGCTCAAGACGCTGCAAGCGGCATATCCAACTTACCTCTACTGTGACTATGCCTATCCACTGGCGAACCTGTTTTTCTATCCAATCACCACGGGCGGGACGCTGACTCTGTGGAGCGAAAAGGAACTGCCTGAGTACCTGCTGACCAGCACCGAGCTAGCCTTGCCTCCCGGCTATCGGCGTGCGAT